CGGACGGTATGATACCGCCCATATTATCCTGGTTCTCGCAGTCCATTGCCTCGTTGATATCATCAAGGGCAATACATAATTTAGGATCTACTTCTGCCATAGTCACAGGATTTATTCAGATTTAACAACGTATGTGCCGGTCACTTTCTCTACTGCGCCCGCAGCAGGAGTCTTCTTCTGTACGGCAGGAGTGGTATATCCGGCGGCCTCCAGAAACTCAACGGTATATTCCTTACCACCGGGAACCGCTACATACGTACCGGAATCACGCCAGCCCTCTTCACCCTGAATGCGCCATTTGCCACCGTTGGCCTTCGCTTCATCCGGTGCAATTGTGACCTCGATATATCCGAACGGATTGGTTCCTTCAGGATCCACCGGACGGTCATTGACGCAGAACTCCGATTTATGCACCGATACGAACTGGAATCCGATCACGTACTTGCCCGCAGCATCGAACGTATAAGGATTACCGGAGAAGAACGGCTTGATGGACTTGAAATCGCTCTCTTTGTCAAAGCCGTAGCAAATGTTCTCTTTGGTGGTCAGCATGACAAACTGGCTACCA